CTCTATTCTCCCCGTCTTGATGAAACGCCCGTTGATTGTGGAGAAGCCATAAGTGAGCGACATTGAGCGAGCTTGAAGCGTAGCATCAACAGAATTGACGACACCCACCCAAAAGTGATAAACGCCCGCTTCCTGCTCCACCTTGATAGGCGTCTTGCTAAATATCATCGTAGCGGCATTGCCGACCTTTGGGCATCGCGCAAAGATGTAGTAAGGTGTGCTGTCTTCGCCAAGTTGTGTAACCGTCTGAGCCACCCTCCACGTGCGCGGTTGCTCCTCAATGGCGTAGTGCGTCAGCGTGCCAGCTGATACGCGCACGGCATTCTTCCTGCCATTATAGTTCGGCTCAAAGACAACGTCTTGCAAAGCGAACTGCATAGACTTCGCTCCGACTGACAACGCCAGGGTATCAACTGAATTGGGCTTGATTTTGTCGGTGTAATAGTCCCCATCAGGGTCAAAGACCATGTCCAGCACCTCACGCGTTGAGCGCCAATTTGCACGCGCTCGCGTTGGGTCTTTCAGCTTGTAGACGGTGGTGATCTTGTCAAGGTCTACAAGCTCCGAGATAACGCGCGTTGTGATATTGCTCTCCGCTACGTCTGCGAGCGTCAAAGTGTAGCTGTACACATCAAGCAAATTGCGTTCCAAGCTCTGAATGCGCACCGCCTTATCAACTCCTATGCTCTCATCCTTCACGTTGATGTAGTCGCCTGGGGAGAATAGCCCCGTTGCCTCTCCTCCTCTAAACAGCTTCTGCAAGTAGGACTTTGTAACAGATAGCCCGTACTTCACTTTTGGCTGGCTGTTCTGTCGGTAGTACTCCGTGGCTCGCTCCATCAACTTCTGCTCCGCCTCCTGCTGGTAGCGTTCGGGGAGCGTTACATCAAGTATCTTGTACTCGTCTCCCACAGCGAACTGAAATGCCGTAGAGCTTGCAGATGGAAAGACATCGCCGCGGTCGTCTGTTAGCTTTTTGAGAGTGAAAGTCCTTGTCGCGTGGTCATACTTTTGGATGTCAAACTCATACCCCGCAAGATTGCCGGTGTTAAAGTGTATCTTGGCGCTCACGCCCGCCACAAGGTACTTCGTTGTCTTGCCGTCAGCCTCCTTGGCGTTTAAGTCAAACATGGTGGCATCCTGGAACTGCAAGACACTTCCAGCAACGACCGCCGTTATCTTGCCGTTGAATGTAGGCTTGATGTCGTCAAAGACCTTGCGAGCCTCATGCACACCGTAGCGCGCCACAGCGTCTGCCCGCTCAATGAATGACTGCGCCTTGCTCTTTCCAGGAAGGCACAGGCGTTGCGCTCTGTACTTGTTCGTGATATTATCGCTTGACCCATACACCTTTAAGCGAGTGACGATATTTGAGCTGTCCACGTTCTGCCGGTCAAGGGCGTACAGACCCATACCCTTGCCAAACTCAAAGGTAAACGGGTGCGTCACACCTACCCTCTTGGCAAAGTCAATGGTGTACACTCCTGCACTCTCCGTGATGGTCGCTTCAACCTCAAAGGTCTTGCACAGATTTTGATACACGGCAAGGCAATTATCCCCATCACCAAAAGTAAGCGTCTTGTCCGCAATGGTTGCTGGGCATGTGCCAAGCATCCACTTTCCAGGGAACACGCGGTTGGCGTTGGAGACAAGCACGGTGGCAAAGCGTCTCAAATCCCCCGTGAGGGCATCACCATGCACGTCTTGTAAGGTGTTGCCGGTCGTCTCAATGGTCACGTCATAGAATGCACGCAAAAGGTCATACTGCACCCCCTCAAAGGTCAGGTCATAGGCGTATTTATGCGCCCCCGTGCGTCTGACCCTTGGCAACTGATTTAGGCGGTACGTACGCCCAAACACGCTGATGCTATCCCCTATTGCGTAGGTCTGCGGGTAGGGGCTTTCCACCGTGATGTTTACCACATCGTCACCAAGCAAGCCCCATGATTGGGTAGCTTGCTTGATTCCGGTTGCGTCTTTCTTGACGGCAAGTGGGTATGTCGTGCCGTCCTTTCGAGTGACTACAATTTGTTCCATACAACAATGGCGTTGGTGGTGAATGCCTCAATTTCGTCAATGCACCCTGTGATGACGGGGAAAAACTCGCCGTCTTCCTTGTAGGTGTGTGAAATTGTCACGTTCTTGCCTGAAATGTCCTCTTGAATTTCTCCGTCACCCCAAAAGACGTTTACAAGCTTGCTACTCGTCAGGGTGATGGTGCATGTCTTCGTTGCGTCCGACACCCGCACATGGCGCAACACACGCTTCACCGGCTGTGGCTCTGTCAATTTGAGCTTGAACGTGCCTACCATCAAGGTATCACTCCAGCGCTTTGACACGCTGATTTCGTCCTTGCAGTACACCTCATAGATTAGGGGCTTGGTCGGGTGTACATCAATCACAAGGCGGTGCAATCCTCGCTTGTCAAACAACTGCTCAAAGCGCGCCATTTGGTTGATAAACTCCATCTTGTTGCTCGCTTTGATGAAGCAAGACAACGTGATTTCCCGTGCCTCGTAGTACTTATGATTGAGGTCTACATCTTCCCCGTGGTAGTTGTCCCAAGAGATACTTGCAAGGGTCTTCAACTTGGGTCTATTTAGGATGCCATCCGAATCAGACACGAACACCCCAAACTCTCTGAAATCGACGCCATCAAGGGTGTATGCCTGGCGCTTATCTTCTCCTGCCACTTCCTTAAGCTCTTCTTTGGTTAATGCTGCATTGTAAATTTTCAAGTCGTCGACAAGGCACACGCCATAGTCACTGCCGTAGTAGTCCTGATTAAGGACAAGTCCAAGAAGATTGCCCGCCTTAGTCTCTTCGGCGACCAACTGCCCATCTTGGTAGAAGATAAATGAACCGCCCTTGCGGACAAGAGCAACATTCGTCCATCTTCCCACGCCCGCGCTGATTGGCACTTCCAAGCGGTTATCCTCCCCTCCGCTGAAGTTCAGATACCACGTAAAGCCCGTGCCATCAACAAGCGAGTGTACATAAAGGTCTATCGTGAAATCTCCATTGAGGTTATCAAAGAGTTGCTTTGTCACCTCCCCGTAGCCGTCCCCCGTGAACTCCACGGCATTGCCATTGCGACCAGCCGAAAACGAAGCGTTGTGAAGCTGTATATCTGCGCGCTTGACGCTGTAATCATAGGCGACTGACGCACCTCTGCTCTCGTCAAACGGCACATTCAAAATGATGTCCTGTTCCCTTACTCCCATATCTCAATAAGTCTTTGTGTCCTTTTCAACCACCTTGATGACGCTTTCGCCTTGCTGGTCGGTGGTCAGCCGACCGCCATATCTGTTGATATGCACCTTGGCGCGCTCTGTTGTGTGTACAGACACCTCCGAGTTGTCAAACATGTCAATCTCAACAAAGGCGTTCCCACTTGCGCTGACAACCAGCACAGAATCGTGTTTTGCGAAGACCTCGCACACGCCATAGCCACCAACAACAACGCTACCAACGGTGCGTCCGAGCGCCACACATCTGCGTGGATTGCTTAGCATTATCTCATCATCAAGGTAGATGCCCTTCTTCTCCATAGCCCCCTTGAAATGCGCTCTGATGTAGTCGTTGCTTGGATAGTCATTGGACAAGCAGAAATCAATCCCCTTGATGTACATGTCTATCATCGCGTCTTTGTCTGTGAGAAGCTTTAACTGCCCGTGCCACTCCTCACAGATTCCCGCCTTTTTCGCTTGTCGTGCAAGCTCCTTCGCTATTGCATTCATATCGCCTCGTTTATGCTAATCCCTGGGAGCGCAACGGGTCTGCGCCTCCATTCATCGCTCTCAACTCCTTGTGTATCTCCACCAACATGCGGTTGTAAGACGTATTTTGCACAATGGAATTGAGCGCCGTGAGCTGCTGGCGCAAGATGGCAGACGCTTCCACTTGGTTAATTCTCATTGCATTCATCTGACCTGCAACAATGCTCGCCGTCTCTTCGGTGACGCCCTTGACTGCTCCGGTCAATGATGTGTCATTCTCCGCTGCCGTGATGTTTAGCTTGTTTTTTAACGCCCCAATGGCTTGTTCAAGTTGCGGGTAAAGCCCCGTCAGCTCGCTCGACAAGCTGCTCACATCGCTCACAACGGCATCAAAGCCAACAAAAGCGCCATCCTTGCCTACCCACTTTGATGTGTACTTGCTTATAATCTTGTCAATCGGCTCTTGCAGCACCTTTTGGATTAGCAGATTCTTGACAACGTTGTTCACAATGCCCTTGACGCTTTCACCCCAAGCGGCGGCGGCATCCTTGCCGCTCTCAAAAGCACCAACAATGGCATCACCAAGCTGCGACGCAACGCTCTTGACATCGGTGTCAAGCAGGCTTTTGCTCATGCTCTCAATGGTGTCTGCGATTGTTCTGTCAATCTCCTTTATCTGCTCCTTCCACTCATTGACCTTGCCATTGTCTTTCTTCTTCTTGCTACCCTCAGCGGCAATCATCCCCTGAAGCTCCTTTTGCTGTTGCTTCATGTTGTCAATTGCCGCCTGCTGGTGCTTGTACTTGCTACCTGATAGTGCCTTGGAGATTTGCCATTCAAGGTCTTTGTAAGCAGACGTGAGTTCGGCTACATTCGCCTGATGTCGCTTGATAGAGCGCTCTGCACGGCGGTCATTTGCCCCCGTGAAATACTTGACAACAGAGCTGACCGCCTTGATAGCACCACTCACGACCTGCACGGGATTCCCCGAAACAATGCCCATGACGGCATTTTGCGCTCCGTCTGCAAGCCCCTCAAGCGCCTGGATGACGTGACCCACCTCTTCTGTACCCTTGACGCCTAAGTCCTCCAGGGTACTTGTCACATCAGAGATAATGCCTTTTAACTGCTGACCTGACTTCGCCGCGCTGTCAAACATCGCCGACAATGCCGCGGTAGCTTCGCCGTCGGTGGTCGCCTTTTTGAAGTCCCCAAAGGACTTGGCAAGCGCCTTGAATGGATTGCGCTCTCTTATCTCATCCTTTAGCTCCTTTACCTTGTCTTGGATAGCCTTGAAGTCCGCTGGGGATAGCTCCACGCCAAGGATAGCGGTCTTCCCCTCAATAGACGCAAGCAGGCGTTCCAGCTCCTTAGTGCCGACTTCGTCAAGGTTGCCAAACACCTTCTCCCAATCAGGGGATAGCTTCATTTCGTCAATAGCAAGTCTTGACAACGCTTCATTTTGCGCCTTGTTGAGACGCTCGACAAGCTCCATATTGCCATGCTCCACAGCGCGTGCGCGCTTCTCGCTGAACTCCTCAATGATGGCATCTTTCTTCTCCTCAAAGCTCCGGTAAGTCTGCAACAGCTGGTCAAAGTCGCTGTCCCCTGATGTCTTGCTGTCCTTGGCGTACTGCTTCGCGCGGTTGGCTATGGCGGCGTCAATCTTCTTGCGCTCCTCGTCTGTGGTTGCCTTGGCGCGCGCACGCTCCAAGAGCGCGAGGTCATTGTTATACTCCAAGTCAAGCTGTATCTTCTTGTCCAGGTAGGAAGCGTAGTCTTCAAGCAGCTTCTTCGTCTCCTCCTGCTGTTTCTGCACGGCGTTTACCTCGGCGTCGTCAAGCGTCTTCTTTTTGTCGCTACCAAGCTCGCTGTCATCATCTGCCAGCTCCTTACGCTTCTGCGCTATGATGTTGAGCATTTCCAAGGTTGTCTTGGCGTTTCCGAGCTGCTTTGAAAGCTCTTCATTGAAAGCCTCCAGCACCGTCTTCTTCGTCTCCTCTGCAAGGCGGTCATTCAGTGCGCTCAGGTTCTTGTTTTGTTCCTTGGTGCGCTTGTCAGCATCGATGGAAAGTATCTCATCACGTTGCTTTTTGAGATAGTCAATGTAGGTAGCCCCTTGCGCAAGAAGCCCCTTGAACTCCACGGAAGCGGACTTTATAAGCACGTCATCCCCTGAATTGAGCCACTTCTTGTGTCGCTCGTACTCGGCTTTTCGCTTGTCCAGCTGCTCAATAAAGGGGTCTTTCTCCTTCTTTGAAGAGCCTGCATGCTTTCTTGTTGGCTTCTCTATCTGCTTTTGCAGGGCTTCAATCTCCTTGTTAGCCTTCTTCCACTCCGTGGTGTTGGGCTTCAGGTGCTTCAGGGCTTCCTGCTTCTCTGCAATAGCCTTCTCAATAGCGCCAATCGTGCCTTGGGCGTATGTGCCGGCGCTCTTGATGCCCGCCTTTTTGAGCTTATTGTACTCGTTTGCCTCCTCTTCGGCGGCGCGCTTGAAGTCCTCGCGAATCTCCTTTTGCAGCTCTTCAATCTCCTTGCGCTTCTTCTCCTTGATGGTGTTGTTTAGCGTGGATGTCGTGTAACCTCCCATCGCACTACCACCGGTCATCGCAACGGTCACTCTGTCGGGCATCTTCTCCACCTCCGCCTGAAGCTCCATCTGCTTCTTTATCTTCTCCGAGGCGTTTTGAGCGAGCACCATAGCCTTAGCCTTGGCAATCTGAGCCGAAATGAAAGCGTCCTTGTTGTTGATAAGCAGATTTTCGGCATCACGAACGTTGTTTACAGCCACACCGAGGTCGTCAAAAGCCTTTCTGTTGTCCTTGATGAACTGCTCCTTTTCCTTGATGTTGTTGCCAAGCGCGGTGTACTTCGCTGAAAGCTCCTCAAGCTTGCCGATGGGCTTGTATGCCCCTTCAATCATCGCTTTTGTAAACTCCTCTTGCGCCTTGCGTGCCTCACGCGCCTTGCTTGCAAAGTGCGTAGAGATAGCCACGATAGCCGACAAGCCTGCTAAGAGCCACCCGAATACGGGGATTGACTTAATAGCAAGACCAACAGCCCTGAATGCCCCTGCAAGCGTTAGATTGGCAACCGTGCCTGTTGCAGCTGCTGTGGTCTGCGCCCCCTGGGCAATGGTGTTAGCACCTTGTGCAACCGTTCCCTGCACCGTTGCGGCGGTCTGTGCCTGACGCGCTGCCGTATTGGCAACCGTTGCGGTCGTTTCGGCAACCTCCGCCGCGGTGGACTTTGCCACGATGCCAGCCCACCACTCCTTTAAGCCATTGAGCGTGACAAGCTGAAAGGCGCTGTCCTTGTTGAGGGTCTGTGCCACCGACTGCAAGCCCATAGCAATAGCCATGACGCTCTGCACTTTCGTCATCACACGCTGCAAGTTCTCATTTTCCCCTGCAAAGAGGGAAACAGCACCCGTGGCGGCTGAAAAAGCACCTGACAAGCCGGAAACGCCCTGAATGAAGCCCTGAAACTTAGCCTCATCGTTCGCGAGGATTCTACCCTGCGTGGCAATGTCACCCTGAATGTCTTGCAGTCTCCCAAGCTCATTTACAAGCGCCTTGTAAGCCTCGCTTTGCTCATCGATGCCCTGCGAGACAAGCTGTGCCATCTCCTCTTTCAGTGCGCGAATCTGACCGCGCAAAGACTGATGTGCCTGTGCATTTGCTTCAATCTTCTTGGTTGATTGCTCGCGCTTCTGTGCCTCCTTTTCAAGCTCAGCGGCAAGGGCTTTCGCCTCCTCAACCGCCTTCTCGCGCACGGCAATCTCCCCCGATATAGCATTTCGCGTCTCCCTCATAGCGCGCGCCTCGTCGGTACGACCCGATGCCATCGCTGCACCAATCTTGTCACTAAGCTGGACGTATTGCCCTGTCAGCTCCCCAAGCTTAGCTTCGTGGATGTCCACAGCCTGCCCAATCTGCGAAATCGCCTGACGTATGCCGTCGGCGGTGTGCAAAAAGGCGCTGTCCATCTTCTTGCCACCTGCCACGGTTGCATCTGACAAGCCTTGCACCCTGCGCAACGTCTCCTCAATAGCTTCATTCATTTGGTCATTATCCATGACCGACTTGAACGAAAGCGCACCACCATCAATGTTTGCCATGCTCTACATTAAGCTGTTCACATAATCCATAATACTATCGCGGTTGCTCTCTGTCAGTGAAAGCTCCTCTTCGCCATCGCTCATGTCGTAGCTTGGTGCGTCAAGCATCATCTTCTGCACCACAGACCAAGCAATACCGTTTGTTAAGTAATCCAACGTCCAACCGAAATGCGCACAAATAGCACCCCTCCTGCCGTGTGGACTTCTTAGACCTCGCTGTTTTCCTCTATCCGAATTGGCGTTGTTGTTCGGTCGGCGGACATCAACCGAATAGAGTTCAAAAAATCCCCGAAGTTGCACATTGCGCCAATCAAGGTGTACAGCTGATACAGCTCTGATGGCTTGATTCTACGTGCAAATAGGGCGGTCAGCTCTTCAAGGCGCTGCGTGTCGTACTCGTAGCCAACGCCAGCACCCTTGCCGACCTTTGGCACAAGGTAGTCTGACCCAAGCACCGCCAGGGCGATGACCTTTGCACATCGCAACGCGTGCTTCTTTGCTAATAGTCGCGCCTGGTACATGGCATCTTCGCCCTTTAGCTCCTCTTCGTCAATCGCCATCTCCACCCACTCTGCGGAAAGTCTGTCAAGCGTGCCAAGTGTAGGCTCTTGGATGACAAATGTGCGCGTCACAGGCACAATGCTCTTTTTCTTAAACAGCCCGAAGAAGCGCGGCGAACTCTGCACCTGCACGTCCTCAACTTCAAAGGAAACACCCCTACCTATTAGGGCATTCAGCTCTGAGCGCTCCTGGGTCAATGCTTTCTTTTCGTCACTCATATCTGTGGAAAGAAAGAAGCCCCCAAACGCGGGGTCTGAGGGCTTCCAACACAACAACTAAACAATGAAAAGCACACTTACTATGCCTCCTTTGGGTCGTAAGCACGAAGAGCCTTGCCATCCTTCACTGCAAGGGGCGTCACCGTGAACTCTACCAGGAAGATACCCTTTGCGGACATATCGGCGTTTACAACGGCTTCAATGTCGGCGTTTGGCATTTCAAAGTAAAGTCCCTGCTCCGTCTTGACAAGAATAGCGCGGTTGTCTACAAGCTCCGAGCCATCAAACGCCCATCGCGTCTTTGTAGACCCGCTCTTAGCGACCTTCGTACCACCAACGTACTGCACAAGCGCGTCGATGTCGGCATCCATGATGCTGAATGTGAGCTTGGGAATCTTCTTGCTCTTCTTGCGGACTTCTGGAGCTGCACGCCCCTCCTCAAAGTGCTCCGTGACTTCTGATGCCTCTTGGCTGAACTTGGCGGTGTCCTTATAGGTCTTACCAAGCTTCTTCATCGTGCTCTCCGCTGGCATCGTTCCGGCTTCCGAAGCCGTGCCAACAAGAATTTCCGCTAATCCTAATGTTACCATATCTCTACCTCTCTAATGTGTTTGTATGTTCCACGCAATGCGTATGTTACAGAAGTGTTGCTTGATTGTCGTGTCATTAAGCACCGACTGACTTTCGGGGATTATTTTCAGCCCCTCAATCTGCGCACCTCTCAACACCTCCAAGACTATCTTTGTCAGCTTGGCAAGTCGCTCATGGTTGGGCTTTGTCTGCTCAACTCCGTCAATTCGGCGCGTGATGTCCGCCACGTAGATATTCACATTGCTTGTCGCCAGCTGCGGCAAGTAGTCCTGTGTCATCGTTATGGTGTTTATCACAACATCCTCCTTGGTTGAGCCGTCGGGACGGTCGTTTGAGTAGTACACACCGCCTGTGATGGTACTTTTAAGCTCGCTTGACCCGCTCAACAGCTTGTAGACAATCTTGTCAATGTCAAATGATGTCTTCATTCAGCGGCACTCCTGATATTATCAATCAATCGGTCTAACATCCTGGGCAACTCTCTCTCCGCCAACTGCTCCGCTGACGCAATTACATCGCGCCCGCGGGCTTCAACGTAGAGGGCGTAGTTCATGCCTGCTGTCACGACAAGGCACACACCGTGCGTGCGCTCCCCAATCTTCTGCGATAGGTCTGCTCCAGCCTTTGCACCGACTGCACCGCCCTTCACCTCCTCATAGGCTGAATGAACGGCAACGCCATCGACAAAGACGGCATAACCAATGGAAGAGCGAAGGTTGCCCGTTTGGTCTTCAAAGCCCGTTTCCTTGGGTACTGAGCGCGCGTGATTAACACACATTTCACCAAGCATCTGCAAACGCTTGATTTGCTGCTGCTGAATCTGCCCAACGAACGCGCTATATCGCTCCTGAACGTCCTCTTTCGTAAACTGAGCTTCTATACCCATAGTCGCGAGTGTAATTGCCCCTTGTCAAACTTCAACGCCACACCCTTAATGCGCACTACTTCGCCTGCTTCATCCTCCGAAACGAACACATTAGTGCCTGGAGCTATGACCAACGCACCCTTGGGTATCTGAATCAGGGATGAAAACTTGCGATACGTGCCATCTGCGGTCTGAACTTCTGCCCCCCTGCCGTCAGTCTCCTCACGGCACATGGAAAGAAGCTCAATGGAGCTTTCCCCGTCACTCCAATAGCCATCTTCCCCCTGCTTTGATTCAGAGGTCTTGACGGCAAAGAGGTAGTGAGGATATTGCTTTACCATAGATGTGAGCGGCTACGCACTTTTGGGCGTGCAAGCAGTACATTTTCAACACCCAACTCGCTGCATAGAGCGTTGTAGAAGAGCTTCACGGCATCCATGTTCCAAGAGACGGAATAACCACCCTCTGAAACGTTCTGCAACACGCCCTTAAACAACACAGACATCCGGTTGTAGGTAGCCATATCGCAACTACGCACATCCACATCTGCATCTGCATCAAGCTCAGACTTGAGAAGAATGATGTCAATGTCATCATCCGCCATGTTTAAGCCTGAAAGAGCCTTTGTTAAGTACTGCTTATTCGTCATCTTGATTGATAGTGGATTGATGTGGAGGGGAGAGGGCTTGCACCCCCTCCGCACCACTCAATTTTAGTTCTTATTCCAAGCCGTAGCGGACACCTGCATAAGTACCGAACGACCGGCGAGATTCCACGCGGGGAACACGTTAGAAATACCCTCAGTGACCTCAGTAACTGGGCTTTCCGTGGAGTACTTCTTAATCAGCGTGTGACCGTGCATGACCTTCTCAGCGACACTGCCGGCAATCTTGTTGGCGTCGATAGGACGCTTCCAATAGGTTGTGCCGAGTACCTTGCTCTCCGAGAAGAGGATAACATCATCTTCAAACGGGTTGCTGGTAGTACGCCCGCCATCAGCCGTCTCAATGGTGATGTCCTGGTCAATGACGATGATTTGCAGACCCTTGAACTGCTCCTTCTTCTTCGCGAGGTAAGCGTTTACCGTCTGAAGGTCAGGTGCATCAGCTGCTCCCGTCATATTCTCGACAAGCGTAGCGCACTTCTTTACAACCTCTTCCTGAGACGCAAACTTGAGGAACGTATCAGGATTCATGAACATGAACTTGTAGTTTGCACCGACGCTCTTACCGATTTTCAGGGCATTGGGAATGTCCACGGAAAGGGGCTTACCAGCCGTGCCAGCGGTGTAAGAGGTAGCAACGCCAATCTTCTGACCGCTTGGAATGCTATAATCCACATTGTACTCCGTGGCAATAGCCGCGTTGTTTGAGTTCGTGAACGTTACCTTACCAAGCGAGATTTGGCGAAGAGCCACCCACTCAACGCGGTTGGCGACAGCGTCCCAACAATACTTGGTATCCTCTGCCCAAAAGTCAATAAGGGCTTTAAGGTCAGGGTTGTTGGTGGCGCGAAGCACAAGCAGCTCATACTCTGTCAGCTCCTCTTCATCCTTTTCACGGGAGATAGCGATTTTAGGGATGTCCCCCTGGATGCGCGCAAGAGCTTCACGCGTCTTCTTGGGGATTGTCGCACCTCGTGAAACAAGGTCAGCGGCAATCTTTAGCCCCGCTTGCGCCTCAACCATCTTCCAGTCCAGGCGCCCCGTTTCCTTGATAGGGAAGAGCGTAGGATAGTAGTAATCCTTGAGGTCGTATGTGTGAATTACGGCTTGGAGATTGCTCTCATCAAGCCCGAACATTCGTGATTTCAGCATATTTGACTACTTTTTGATGTTACACGTACGCCACGCACTTGAGTGCGGACTTGATAGCGTCATTCGCTGCTGGTGCATTGGCTTCGCGTACCACCGCAACGACCCATGCAGACACAAAGAGGTTGTCACCAGGATTCACATCCTGGTCAGACCCTGCAACAGCAATAGGCGTCACTTTCAGCTTGGTATCTGCGCCCTTGCTCTCAAAAGCACAAGCGCCAGCGGCTACCACCTTGCCAAGCGATGTCTTTACCGTGATGATGTCCTTAGCTTCATCAGTGCGGTCAATAGACGCGATTTCCTGCCCGTTGCACTCCGCCGTGGCGAAGCGGTCGCCCACCTTGAAGTGATGCCCCTTGGCAACTTCGTAGGTCGTTGCTGATGCTTCTGCCTTGGTAAGCACCTTTGCCGTCTTGCACACCTCATAAAGGTCGCCAGCACCCTTGCCAAGTGGCGTACCCTCGTAGAGGACACGCCCACCAAGGTTGGCGACAGCCACACCGACACCACCGGGGATGTCGGCAACGCGATGAAGCACGCACTTAACCGTGCGTTGCTCTCGACCTCTCTCAATCTTAAATCCCATCTTTGCGATTTTCGTTAAAGTTCCTTGCCCGTGAGTGCGCCAGCATCGGACTTACTTGCAACATAGTCGGCGACAGCCTTTGAAACGCCCCCTTCGGTCTTCTGCCCGAACTGCGGTGCGCCTGCTCCACCCGACATTGCCGCATCTGACACACTTTGGTTGGTGGTCTTGATGTCTGCTACCTTTTCAGACAAGTATTCGTTAAACGCTGCGTCATCAGAGAAGCTCATACGCCCAAAGTCCTTCAACGTTTGAGCTTTGAACGTCTCATCCTTGCACTTGGCAAGTGCGTCATTCAGCGCCTGAAGCCTTGACTTTCCAATTTCACCATGCTTGTACTTCGTAAGCTCATCTTGCAGAGGCTGCACAGCGCTTGCCACTGCCATCTTGATAGCTTCTGCGAGGTCTGTTGGTGCTGGTTGCTCTTCATTGCCCTTGGGCTTACCTGCTTCTGCTTCCAGCTTCTTGCGTAGAGATGATTCAATGCTCTTTCCAGCATTGGACACCTCGGCATCGACCACCTTGCGATACTCCTTGACGAAATCAGTTACCTGCGCTTCGGTCACTCTCTCAACAAGGGCTTTCGCTTCATCTTCGTTGGAGCATTGTAGCGCCATAACGCGCGCCAGCTGCGCCAATCCATCCTTTCGCACGCCTTGGAACTTAGCGCCAAGTAGTGCAAGAATTTGTTCAAAGTTCATCTTGAAATGGTTTGTATTACAAATCACTACAAAGATAGCATGTTTCATAGTGATACACGCCAACAGTCCAGCCCTTTTGTAGTTAAGTTACACACAACTACCCTGCAAAGCGACCACGATGTAGACTTATGCAATTGCATAGCATTTGTAATGCAATTGCATTGCAAGGTTAATGCAATGTTAGTGCAGATGTAATGCAGGTGTGCTTTTAGGGTGGCAAAAGTTGCCCAAAATAGCCCCAAAACACACTCCTGGATAGCCACCAAATAGGCGTGATGCGTATTGAAGTCGCCAAAAATGTATACTGATTATCAGACACTTAATGCAAATGTTATGCAATTGCATAGCTTTTGCAGTGCATTTGGTATCCAAAGAAAAGAAAAGAAAAGGAAAGGAAAGTATATATATACACCCATATACTCACTATCGTTCGTATATGTGTGTTGGGGCGAAATCTCCGATTTCTTGACACACACATGGCGATGATGCTTTGTTTTGGGGAAATGTGCGTTGCACGCACTTTGATTGATTTACCTACCTTTGCAGGTAGTAAACAACCAACACAGAGAAACGATGAAGAAACAATTACTCATGCTTGTAGCCATCATATCGGTAATATTTGCATTCGCTCTTGGATGCAGGCAGAAATCAACGAAGGACACGATGCGAGATTCCTTTGAGGAGGCACTGATTAAAGCGGAACACTCTCAAGAAACCGAAACTGAATTGTTTTTAGGGTTTCGCCTTGGCATGAGCGAAGATGAATTAAACCTATTCCTTGACAGCCTGGAGCATAGCGGTAAGGTGTTTATAGATAGAAGCGGAGAATACAAATACAACTTCAATCTTGCGTCAAACTCAAGCATAGAGATTGGATTTCACCCGATGTTTGAAAACAATTCACTCTATGCAGTAGCATACCTCTTAAGCGGTGAATACAACCTTGGGAATGAAATGGAGATGATGCTATTGGCGTTTAATGAATCTGAACGAGGTAAAACATTCAGGGGCTATTACCTTGAGAGTGATTCAGGTGAAACAACCTATCACTACATCAAAGACAACCTAATGGTTTCATTTATAAAAAATGGGCTGTCTTCATACATAAAGTATGAGAATGTTCCCATTTCGAGACGTGTAAAGAGGGCGAAAGAAAATCAAGACGAGGAAGTCCGAAAGCAATCAGAGGCAGAGTTTTGATACATGGCAAGGGAAAGAAACCAAGGAGACACCAATTCTACAAACTTGCAAATTCGGAAAGTTTCACTACATTTGCAGTGTTACAAGTTATCGAGAGCGACTTTATATGCTCTCAAACACAAATTGAGGGCTATTTTCATATAGTCGCTTCAGAAAGAAATATATTGGTGTAGACACCCCCGTAGCATTGCTTAATGGCGTGCAAAGTACCTCGGTAACTTGTAACAACGGGACAGGTCTACACCTCTTATTCATTTATGGCTATGTTACAAGCTACCGAGATGGGCAAGACCCCATCATACGGCGGACAAGGCGAAGTCCGAGTATTTGAGAGCGCCCAATTCGGGCAAGTGCGAACCGCACACAGCGACCATGGCGAGCCGCTGTTTTGCCTTGCCGACGTGTGCAAGGCGTTGTCTATTGCAAACCATCGGAATATCGTAAAAAGGCTAACCAGCAGGGGTGTACATAGTGTGGACGCCCCTACCTACAACCAGCATGGCGCGTTGGTGATGCAGGAAATGAGCTTTATCGACGAGCCCAACCTGTACCGGTGCATCTTCCAGTCCCGGAAGAAAGAAGCCGAACAGTTCCAGGATTGGGTGTGCGAAGAGGTGTTACCGGCTATAAGGCAAACAGGCGGCTACATCGCCACACAGCCGGAAGATACACCCGAGCTTATCATGGCTCGCGCCTTGCAGGTAGCTCAATCAACGATAGAGCGACACCAGCAACAGCTGCAAGCGGCGCAAGCGGTCATAACGCACCAGAGTGAGCAGCTGAAAGAGCAAGCGCCCAAGGTAGAATACACCGACAACGTGCTTAACGCCTCCAACACCTACACGTCTACACAGATGGCAAAGGAATTGGACTTGCGCACAGCCGAACAGCTGCACGCGCTATTGAAGTCGTGGGGCATCATGATACGGCAAAGCGGTCAATGGATGCTTGCAGCGAAGTATTGCGGGCAAAACTACACCAAGACCAGGACGCACCCATACACCAAGCAGGACGGCACGCAAGGGACGAACAGCATAACGGTGTGGACAGAGCGGGGGCGGTGGTTCCTACACAACCTCATGCAGCAGAAAGGAGGTGTTGCGTAATGGAATCAATGATAGCCCAAATCAAGGGGGCAGCAATCAGTGATGCAACAGCGCGCCTTATCGCCTGCCAACGCTTCACCGATGACGTTTACGAAAACATCATGCACGCACTTTCTGACATGTACGGAGAGTATGTGGGCGAAGAACTCATGGAGAAGAAATGCTTACACCTATTCAACGAAGTTGAGGGGGTCATCCGCGAACTCATTGCGGAATCAATAGCCCACAATGTCGGGAAGAACAAGCTAAGCGAGCTGTAAGTCAAAGAGCAACTAAAAAACATCCCCTTGGCGGTGCTATTTCGCGCACTTGCCAAGGGGAATGCCTTTTACGTGTAACTTTGTACACTCAAATGTTAAAATGACATGAAACCAAACAAGCAGGCTATCGACATAGCCAATGAATATGGCTTTGACAAGCTCAATCACGCCTACTCAAAGGACGGCTTTGACGTGTTCACCCCCGTGTATGCGACATCAAACGGCAAAGCCCCAATCACGGGTGAGCCAATATACATCATTCAGAAAGGAGAGAGCGCCTACGCCTGGCAAGGCGTTGGAGAGCCTCTATTGCTCTCCGAACTGCCCGCCAAAAAGTAGGCTACTTCTTAGTCCTCTTCGCCTTTGCCTTCGTCTTCGTCTTGGTGACAACGCCAGCGATTATGTCGGTGTTGATTTGCAGTGTGTCAACGCGCAACACCTCAATGCCGTCACGTAGATTTACGGGCTTTGTGTATGCCTCAAAGTCGGTGATAACCTTGCCCGTCTGCGGGTCGTATATTCGCAAAGTGCCATCAGCGAGACGCTCGCACGTTATGATGTGACCGCCACCCCTTGACCACTGCCACTTTATGTGGTATCTCCCAACGGCTTCTGTAAGCGTGTTTAAGTTGGTCATCGTAGCATGGTAGTCAAAACCATACGTTCTCTCACTCTTTGGCGTATTGCCCTTATCATCAAGCCAAGCAAGCTCTGTGTGCGTGGAGAGGATATACGGCGTACTCTCTCGCTCCTTTGTATTCCCCAGGGCTTCCACATCCATACCACGTCGGCGAAGCTCGTTGGCAACAACGCAAGATTGGCAATTCACGGTGTACTTCTTCTTGTACTTCCCGTTCTTGCTGAATCGCTCCCCATTCTTGTCTACATACCTGCCGTTGGGGTCGGGGACAAACTTACGCTCAAAGTTTGGATTACCTCTAAGGTCGTTAGCCTCCTCAAATGTCATATCCTCGCCTTGCTTCACACCAAGAAGAGCGGCAACCTTAGCTTCATTCTTCTGTTGCTCTGCGGAACGTACGCTTTGAACGATAACAAGGGATTTAATGATTGCATCCTTGAGTAGCTGCAACCGTTGGTTGTAGCCAACTCTCCCAGCGTTCCAAATAGACTTATTGACAAGTGCATTCACATCGGACTGCACCGCCTTTGCGTCTACCCCAGCCGCCTTTGCTTCATTGATTGTCTTTGATGCGTCGCTCATGTATGCAGCGTATTCGCGTGATACACGTGATGCCTCCTGCTTAATCATCATAATGGCAACCTTGACGGCCGTAACATCACGCCGCTGTATCGCCGTGTCGATGTCGGTAGACTTGATGCCCCATTCAGTGGCAAGTGTGCGTGCGTTAGAGATGTCCGCCTGCATAGCATCAAGAGCCTCCATGAACGGGTCTTGCACCTTCTGAATGTCCTTATCGTCATCAATCAGCTCAACTTCAACGCAAATCTGCCCATCAAGTCCCTTGATGCCAACCACCTTGTAGCGCTGACCTCGTCTTAGCAGTATCTCCTTTTGGGCTTGGCTCTGCTCCACCTCGGGATTGTGCGCAAGGGTGTACTTCTCCACATCCACACCTCTTGTGTTGGCGTTGGTGCGTATCTTCATCAAGACGGGGGTGCGCGAGCCGGAATAGTCGCCCCACTCCGTTGCCACGTCCTTGCTCTTGGTGGTGGACATAAAGCCCTTTTCCGTTATCTCCTTGCCGACAACATCCATGATGCGTTGTGTCCTCTCCATGACGAACTTTGTGTTGTCGCCATAGAGGAGGCGACCGGCAAGGTCTTCAAACTCGCCGTCCGTCATGTCCCCGAAGATGGCACGTGCATCCACCGAACGCCACAACGTGCGCTCACCGACCTTGGCAAGCTTCGTCACGGCGGTCAGCTCGTCAAGCATCTTTTGCTCCTCTCTGCTTATCTCCCCAAAATCACCACGACCACGCAAATAGTTGTTCAGCCACATGGCGTCACCGCTGATATATGCGTCCAGGGCTTCATTGCGCTTGCTGTAGTCAAACGAATCATCCTGCTTGGGCACTTCTACCTTTGTGGGCGCAATCGTGTCCTGTGCGGGCTTAAAATCGCTTGGCGTGAACTTCACGCCCTTGGAAAGCAGACCATCAATGAAGTTGTCCTTGATGAAATAGGGCGTCGATGCCCAATTAGCCTGCTTCGTCTCGTTCTCCGCCACCCAATCCTTGAAGCCATCGGGAAGCTCCGTGACCTCATTCTTGGCGGACAACTTGCGGTATTCCGTGCCTTTCAGCGCGCTCTTTAGGTCGGACAACTCTTGCTTGTCAAAGTCGTCTTCATCCATAAGGATAGCCGTAGCGTAGCACAGACATTGAGGATGCCACCCCTTGAACTTGAAGTACTTTGGGTACTTGCCGACAAGTCTCTCACAAAGGTCACACTTGCACTTAGGCTCATGGTTAGAGCGGTGCACCTCAAAGCCAACGACAAAGTCAAGCTGTTGCCATCGTAGGTGGTCTGCTTCGCGGTACGCCATGTTAATCTCCGAGCGCGTCAGTCTCATGGCGTTCTTGTAGCTACTTCTGTACACGCCTTGCCCAGGGTGGAAAGCCTTTGCAGCCTTGGACAACTGCAAATTCCCGCGCTTGTCACGCACACGGCGGAACAGGCGGTTGGGGTCTTGAAGATTCTGCCGTAGGTCACGCGAAAGCTGTTGCGCGCTCCGACCCTCTCCAAGACCCACGTCAAGACCAAGCTCAATCTGCGCCTTGTACTGCTCTGTGTACTTCCACACACGCTCTGCAAGGCTCATTCCACCCACCTTGCGAGCCTGAAAGGACTGCAAAGCGTCCAAGTTGCGGTCTTGCATCTTCTGCAACCGCCCCTTGGTCAGCTTCGTAGTGTCAATGATAGAAGCGATAAACTCGTCATTCTTGCGGCACGCAAAGAGCCACTGCCGGCGTGATCCTGTTTCAATGACTGCCTGCATCTGACTTGCAAGCCCCTTGACGACCTTTTGCAATTGCGCCTTGGCTTTCGGGTAGTCGTTAAAGTCAAACGGCTTGTCGGGGTTGTAGTCCTCCCTGTGCGCGACCTCTGCAATGTCACTCGTTGCCTTGTCAAACAGGGCATTCACGGCTCGTGTATATGCCGCGGTTGTCTTGTAGTGCGCTGCATCAAATCCCTGGAACGAAAACGCCTTTGTCTTCTGTCTTTTAGCCATCTTTCCTTAGCGTGAAATGCTCACATTGTGGGTCTTTGAGGAACTTGATAAACTTCCCATCGTGATGATACTTGCAACGGCACATGAAAAGCTCCCCTTGCCAATTCTTCTCTTGCCAATCGTACGAATGCTGGCAATCCCTACACCTGTACTGCGGTGCTTCGTACGACCTTGCTACCCTCTTTGCCATTATGCGTCGATTACAGGCTCACCAATGACAAACGAATTGTCTGCATTCGCCTCCTCTTGTATCTGCTCAAAGTCCTTTTCGGGGTCTTGCGTCAGATTTGCACCCATCACACTTGCCTTTTGCGATACAAGGGGCTTGTTGCCGTTAGCTGAAAGCCACATATTGATTTCGTCAATCTCATTGGTCAGCGTATATGGCGTGATTTCAGGCTCAATCTCCAATGCGTCTGCATCACTCTCCAGGGTAGTGTTGAATTGACCTACAAACGCCTTAATAACGCTAACGCGGCGTTGCAGATACTCGTCAAAGACCTCCTTTTTATCCTGCACCTTTAGGTGTGCATCCATAAAGAGCAGCTTTAACGCCGTGCCACTGATTGCGCCAATGCCCTTGACGCTCTCAAAGCTGACATCAGGGGTCTGTGAGATAGTGTAAATCAGGCGCAAAAGCGTCTCAATCTCCAGCTTTACACTCTCCGGTGCGTTCTGCCACGATACGTAGTTCATGGTAGCGCCCTCTTCGCCCTCGATGACCGCACCAGCTTCGCCCTTTTTGCTCCAACCGTTAATCTGACCGGTGACAAAGATTTTGGGGCTGGCATGGTAGTCGTTGGTGTCGGCGAAGTTTGATAGCAGCTTCTCCAAGCGGTCAATCAAGCTGTCCACATCCTGCGTCTCAAAGTGGTCTTGATAGCCGTAAACAATGGGGAGCTTGCCAATGGCAACGCGCTTGGGATAGCCCTCTACCACCTCATAGCCTCCCGACCCATTGACCCACAACCAATGCTCATCTTCGGTGTATGTCTCAAAGTAGTCAAAGCGCTGCTTGTCTGACCCCACGTGGGTGTAGGCGCGCGAGAAGGCGATAAGGTCGCCCGTAGCGTCAAAGTATGGATAAAGCGTGTCGCCAAACATAGGCGAAAACAGCGCACATCGTAGCTTGAACTTCGTTGGGAAGCCGTAGGACTGATGCGCCTTGGGCTTCTCTTGTGCATACCAAAGCTCCGCACACTCTTTGAAGCCGTAGACGCTGCGTGCAACCCTTCTGTTGAGGGAAGTTGTCTTGTTGTCGTAGAGAATGCGTGTGACGGCTTTAAGCACCGCTTCCTGCCCCTCGCCTTCGGGTGTAGCGTTATAGGCAACGGGATTGCCGAACGTGAACGACACAGCGCGGTTGATGATTAGCTTCTGCAACGCCACCGCCACGCGCGCGACCTTCTCAATGCGGGTGTAACCACCATCTGCACCCGCGTCGATTACCTTGTCTCCTGCATCGCCTGGATTATCCACTCGCACCATCTTGTCAGGGCGCAAGAATCGGTTGTTGATGTCGTGCAACTTCGGGTCAATGGCTTTGCGTGCCAGGTCTGCATCAGGTTGCGCCGTGGTGCGCTTGCTTTTTAGCTCGCTGATAATCTCGTTAGTCGTCTTACCAGCAAATAACTCCTCTAATGGCATATCTCGCTCTGTTTTATAGTGACATATCTATCTACCAAACAATCCAGCGACATTGTCTGTCGTCTGCTTGGCTTTTCGCTTCTCAATTGTTCCCGTAAGGGCATCGGGTGCGTCATCGTGGGGATTCTTCCCGACCTTCATGTAGCCGTTAATAGCTGACGCAAATTCGGGGAATAATTTTGTCCACCCCAGGGGCATGAATGTGAGGTTTTGCACAGCGGCTGAATTGACGTTGATACGCACCTCCTTGTTATCCTTTTGGTGAAACCACTTGAACTTAGTCTTGGCGTTGCCCAGCAACCTGCACTGACGCTCCACAGAACGCTGGAAGCCACGACCGCCGTTGTTACTCTCCACCACACACTCCTGCACAAGGTGCTTTGTCAGCATGCTTGCAAGAGTTGGCTCTGTGTACTCCATGGGCTTCTGCGTGTATAGCACATCCACAAGGTAGTTGCCAATCTCCGTCTCATCGTAGATGATGGCGCAAAGGTAGTCCGCACCTGTGTCGGCTGTATCAACGTACGCTTTGCGAATGCAGTACTTCGTGGCTGGTCGTGTCTGATACTCCGTAAAGCCGGTATCGTACATAAGACCCTCGCTTGGCTTGGGGTCTTGCTGGTATAAGCTGTCAAACACATGGGGGTTGCGCTTTCTGATGGCTTCCAGCTTCTCCAGGTTGTGGCGCTCCTCCCACAACGCTTCTCCCTCCTGTCGGGGGTCATAGTCCGTGGGTGCACCCTGCTTGATAGCTTGGTAGATGACCACTACCCAGCCGTTGGGATTGTCCACGGGGTGGTACTCTCCCTGCTGTCGTAGCAACGTGCCGGCAAGGTCATCCTCATGCCATCTGGTAAAGACAATAAGCTGCTGTGAATTGTTGTGCAGACGTGTTTCTGCAACGGTGTCGTACCAATCCGAAACGCCCTCACGCACCGTTGACGACCAAGCTGTTTTAGCATCCTTGTAGATGTCATCCATGATTAGCACGTCCACCGGCTCACCCGTGAGCGCACCGCCAACACCAACGGTCTTGAAGCCACCCAAATGCCCGACAATCTCACACTCGTCTGCGTTGCGAAGCCAAGAGCCTGCAACGGTGGTCACGTTACTTGAATTGAGGTGCGTGTCGGGGAATATCTCTTGGTATTCGGGTGTATCGATGATACGCTGTATCTCTCGATTGAACTTGCGCGCCTTGGGTGCGTTGTAGCTCACAATGGCAATACGCGTGTCAGGACGCTCACCAAGGATGAAAGAGGGCAAACGGCGGGTACTCCCCTCGCTCTTCCCATGCTGTGGTGGCATAAAGACCATTAGCTTCTTAATCTCCTTGTGGGCGAACTTGGTAAGCACCCCATAATACCGCCTATGGAAGTCAGCAGGGTCAAAGGTGGGCATCGTAGAGAGAGTAAAGCGCAAAAGGTCAGTGCGTGATTCACGCACCAACCTCTCCTTCAATGCAAGCATGTATTTCACTCTCTCGTCTCGGCTCATTTCAGCCCCTCTTTACCAAGTATCGCAAAAATGTGTAATGTCGTCGCCACTCTGTGTAGCCTGGTGTGTACTGATTGGCGTACGCCTCCCGCTCAAAGCTGATATTAAAGTAAGCCCTGGTGGCGTCTCCGCAAGCTATCCAGCGCACCAGCCACTCCAAAGCGTAGAGCAGATAGAAAGGGAGATACCCCAGCTCCTGCATCTGCTTGGTGTGGATAGTCTCATGGCGCACCATGACCTGCCACGCCGCTTCACTCTCAAACACGCGGTCTTTTCGCACGAACAGCACGCCAAACAGGTTGAGTGCCTCAAAGCCCTTGAATGGGATGATGTTGCTTCGTACTATCTTCATCGCCCTACTCCTTTAGCTTGCTTTCCAACTTCTCAATCTCCTTGTCAAGCTCGTCATCTGACATGCCCTTGAACAGCTCCTTGCCATCCTTGCCGACAACCTCCATCGTCTGTCTATTTCGCCATCTTGTGGGGTCGCCGTTGGCAAGAGTGAAGATGATTGCAGCGGTGTCGGGCTGGATATGCTTCTTGGTGGTCGTCTGTTCCTTTATGGTGGGCTTCTTCTCATCACCCTTCGTTGGCACGGTCACGACCTTTGTCTCTGTCACATCGTAGCCCTGTATCTTTTTCAGCAGCGACTTCCTTGCCTCCAGCACGAAATACTGCATTCGCGCCTCGTGGGCTTCGTCAATCGCTTGCCTAAACTCCTCGTACTCGTCTTTCCATCGGTGGAACGAAGCAGGCGAAATGCCGACCTGCTGGCAAATCTCCGCAATGGTGTAAGTGTCGGACTTGACAAGCCCGACAATCTGCTCAATGGTCTTCTTAGAGTACTTCGCCATAACCAACGCCCTTTTATGGGTGCTTTTATCTCAATTATCTAACCTCGCTACTCCTTTATCTCACACTTGAAACCCCTCCCCTCCAGCTCATTGAGTAGCATTGAGAGCTTAGTGAGGTCTTTGCTTGATACAATCAAGCGGGCTTCTTCATCTTCCTTTGGGGCTTCCTCTTCCTCCTCCTCTTCTATCTCGGACAAGGTGACGCCCCAATCTTCGGGGTCAAAGTCAAAGCCTTCTGCGCACAGCTTGATTTGCTCTTCGTCCCATGCAAGGTTTGCTTTGCTCGTGGCGTTGTCGGCAAGAGCAAGCTCGCGCCCAACTTGGCTGTCAAGGTCTACATCATTGCGCTTTACCGCAACAAGCGTATGCCCGTCCGTCTCCACAATGACGACCTTCTCAAAACCAAGCTCCCCCGCCTTTTCGGTGGTCTTGTTTCCGGCTATGATACGGTTGTTTTTGTCCAGCAGGATAGAGCGACCAAGCCCGAACTTTCGTAGGCTCTCATCCATTAGATGCTCCCCGTACTGCGTACCCTTGTTGAAGTTGTGGTTGTCGGGGACTAACTGCTCAATGCTTGTCTCTATTATTCGTGCCATAGTCCGCTATTGAGTGATGATGTGCCACAGCTTGGCTACCAAAGAGTAGGCAAGAGAGCCGAGGACGCAACCGATGATAGTAGCCACCAGGGAATACACCATCTTGCCCGAAAATCTATACTCATCGTATGGGTGTCTATCTACGTGTGCAAGCATTCGCACAACTCCCCTGGTGCGCTCTACCATGTATACGGCAAAAGACCTCACACGTGGGAAAGCAGAAGCCCCCTTGAACACATTTCTGCCCGATAGGAAAACAGGGGGTTGGGTGCTACCTGAGGCAACACCCAACCACACCTTTCCCCCAAACACAAGCGAAATCCGCTCACTCAAAGATGGCTTCCAGCAAGATACGCACTGCATCCCGTCACTCCATACGTGAAGTGAGGAACACTCATCATTGGTCATGTCAGCCGACCTTTGCAGTACCTTGGTGGACTGCTTGAAATCTACGGGCTTCATAGCTCAAAAGCGCTTGTATCTTGCATCATACAAAGATACTCTTTATATCACTATAAAACACGCTTTCCCATAGAAAGTTACCCTTTATTTACGCACCCAACACTCACACGAATTGGAAGCCCCGCAAAGTTCCAAGCGAGAAGAGCGGCGTCACGCTCATCCTGATTGCTGCGCTTATTGAAGCCCGTGAAGTAGGCAAGCTCCTGGCGCGTTATCTTACCGTCAGCGCCTTGCCAACACTTGCGAAGAGGTACGTGTGCAAACGTTTCCACGCCCATGTGGTTGCACATCTCAATCAGCTTGCACCCCGTCTCATGGTTGCGCCCAACATCATAGCCCTTGGATGCTGACCTCGCTCTTCGCTCTGTCTTGGTGATATGCCAATTGCCTTTTATCATCCAAGCGGCTTCCACGACAACGATAAGCGACATCCCCGATGCGTCACAACGCTCCTTCTGCTGGCGTATATAGTCCACAGCGAGCGGGAATGTCAGCCTTGTTGCGTCAAGTTCCCTGGTGGATGGGCATAAAATAGCAACGCCCGAATGCTCAACATCCGGGTCGATCGCTATAATCACATCATACTTCTTCATCCTTAAAACGGCAGGTCATCGCCGACTTGTGGCACAGGCGCTGGCGTTGGCTGTGGTGGCGCTGAATTGCCCCCTGCTGGCGTTGCAGGTGCTGGTTGCTGTGGGCTTGCGTCTGTCTTGCTACCACACAACTGCACCTCCGATGCACTCACATTGATTGAGACCTGCTGCACTCCCTGCTTGTCGGCGTACATCTTTGCCCGAAGATTACCACGCACAAAGACCTTCGCCCCCTTTCTGAGGTAGGCAAACAGCCCTCCGCCGTCACCGTACCACAGGACATTGACCCACGTAGTGACATCAGCGCGGTTGCCCTGGTCATCCTTGGCGTACTCCGTGGTGGCAACACTAAGCGCCACGTACTTCTTCCCGCCAAACTCCTTGATTTCGGCGTCGTTGCCGAGATTTCCAATTAACTCTGCTTTTAACATTTCTCTCTATCGTTTAAAGTCTACATAATAGTTCATTTGACCCCACCCGCCATTAGCTCTGATACGGCTTACTTCCAGGTGTCCGAACTCATCCATAAGGTCATCATCAATCTCTGTGATTTCGCCATCTGAATAGTTCGCGATGTCGTACGTCTTGTGCGCTCTTGTCGCTCTGATGATGCCCGATTCATTGCGCTTCATCCCAACAATCCAATCAACCGCTCCTTCAAGGGTTAGCCCGTCGGGAATGTCCACAGCTTGTAGCCAGCAAGTGGCGTCACCAAGCATCTGCGTTGTCTGTTCTAATCTCATACGCTCTTTTATTTCTTCGTTTCGTCTGCCTTGATATGCCCGCGGCGAATCCATTCTGACATGTCCCAAAACTCGCGACAATCATAGCCGTTGAATCCGTTTGCCTTTGGTTGTATTCCCCCGTCCTTGATTAGCGAATAGCGGGCATCACGCTTCACCTTTGCGCGCAATGATTCGGCGTTGATTTTGGCGACGTTGATTTTAGCAGCGTTCCGTGCTGCTTCTCCGACCGCCCCACCACGCTTTATCTTGCTTCGTATCGATTCTTCCTTCATAGCGCAACCGCTCTCTGAGATATACGTGCGTATTGCCGCGACCATCCCGACGCCATCACGTTGTATGATTTCAAAGACCCTGTCGACGGCATCATTTGGGATGACATTGCGCCCTCCGAGCTTTGCAAGGTGGGCTTTGTACTCCTTCATGTGTGCGACGGCTTTGTATATCTACTCTTCCGTAAACGCGGGGTAATCACCGGCAACCGCTTTGACCGCCGTCATGATGGGTAGCCCATCATTGATGAAGGCGCTCAATACCTCTTCACGCGCGGTTGCCGGCACTCTTTCCTTTGCCATGGTTAGTATCGTCTGTTGTGGAGGGCTGGACGGGATTCATTGTACTTCATCTTCTCCTCAATGTAAAACCACAGGTCTATCCCCATAGCCGCTGCCCAGCCAAAGCAGTAGTCCATTGCGAAGAGTATGCGACGCTCAATGCAGATGTCATTGCGAACAAGCCCCTTGACAAGACCGAGAGCGTTCTCCGTCACCTCAAATTTCGCGAAGTCACGAATGTAGTTGCATGGATTGAGCTTGTTGAAGTCTACACCCAGCGAGCCTGCAAGGTCAGCAAGGCGAATGACAACATCTGCAAGCTCCACAGGCACCGTGCCTTCAAGGAACATTTCAAACGTCTCCTCCCACTTGTCGGTTGCCCCCCTGGTGGGCGTTTTAGGATTGATGATGTCCTTGTAGAGAAGTTCGTTTGCCTTGCTGAGGGTCTTGCCCTTTCTGTCAGCCTGCACAAGCTCACAAATCTCTGTCTGCACCAGCATGATGTAATGCTCTGTGCTTCTTCTTACCGCCCAAAAGCCTTTATTTACGGCATTTTGGTGCGCTCTAAATGATAGTTTGTTTCTTGTCATACGTGTTAAGTATTTGCGATTTCTTTAACCTATTCTCTTGATGCGTTAAGCAAATGGGCTTTTGCTTTACCTTTTACTGCACAGGTGTATTACCCCGAACACCAAAAAGGCAATACAGATGATAATCGCCCAAATGCAGATACTTTGTATCTGCTCCTCTCTTTGGAGCTGGTCTAATACAAATCCCTCCATTGTTAGCCGTTGTTACGCTCCTGATGGAGCTTGTCTTTTTGATAGCACCATTCCACATGCACCCCAGGATGCACAGAAGGGCGTCATTCTCTGCTTCCGTCAGCTGCACTCTGCTTGCTATGGATGAAAGTGCCATTGAGAGTGACGTGCATTCGTCTATCTCGGCGCTTATCTTGAACTTGATAGCACCATTGCACATGTTCTTTGCCTGTCGTATGCGGTGAGAGCCACCGGCACAGATGTAGTCCACGACACACACAAGGATGCTACCACGTATGTAGTCTATGCGATGGTCTACGATTGTCTGCATGCACCATGCTTGCAGTGCTTCTTTTTGCTCTTTGTTCATGGTTGTCAATCTTTAATGCCGAGCATTCGGAGTGCCATGGATAGTCGTGTCTCTTCGGCTTTGCCTTTGAGGACTTCGAGAGGTATTATATACCCCATAGACCTTATGAGGTCGTAATTGCCGAACTCCCATCTTCCGTGAGCGCTAACGTCTACACTGCATGAGCTATTCGCCTCGTCTAC